TCTCCAGAAGTACTATCTATTCTGGTATTTGAGGATATTTGGAATAGTGATAAAAGTAAAAACAAAAAGAATGCATACAACGATTTTAAGTATATCTATCATATATGTGATTTTAACTCTCCTTATAACAATTACTCAGAAAAGAAAAGAGAAGAGGCTGTTAAGGAAGAAATCATTGGAGAAAAAACCTACACCCCATCGGAGAAAGTATTACAGGCATGTAGAGTCTATAGAAATCTAAAAGAATCTCCTATTGAGAGGTTGTTTTATGGGGTTAAGGATAAGATAGAGGATATTACCCAGTATCTTAAAGAGAATGATTTTACAGATGATACTTCTCAAACTACATTAAAGGTTATTGATTCTGTTAGTAAGCTTGTTGGTCAGTATAAGACTTTAGAATCAGCTGTTAAAGCAGAGAAAGAAACTACTAATGTTAAGATTAGGGGAGATAAAAAGGTAGATGGTAATTTTAATGAATGATGTTAACTAATACAAAAGTATTTCTAGAAGCAAGAATTAACTATGAGATCACAGGGGCATACACCAATGCTTTGATTGGTACTCATCAGTATAATGAGTTCTGGAAAGAAGAGCAAAGAAAGTGTATGGAAGGGGTTACTATTGGTAACTTAACTATACCAGGGACTTATTACTTCTATCTAAACTATACAAGGATGGATTTAAAGGATGAGAAAACAGGTAGAAAAACCCAAGGTTTCCCTAGGTTTACTGATGTTGACTTAGAGTTCTTTACTTTAATTGAGAAAGCTAGACAGGAAAAGAAGGGGTTTATAATGGTTAAGCCAAGAAGAACTGGTTTCTCTTACAAAAATGCTGCTTTAGTTACACATGAATATAATTTCTATAGAGATGCTAAATGTATCATATCAGCTTATGAGAATAAGTATTCTGATAATACAATGGCAATGACTCTAAATAATTTAAACTTCCTAGATCAAGCTACTGTATGGTATAAGCCTAGAAACCCTAATACTCAGGACTTTGTAAAAGCTAGACATCTTAAGAAGATGGAAGATGGTAGAGATATTTGGGTTGGTTACCAATCACAAATAAAGAAGATTACATTTAAGGATAACTCATTTGCATCTGCTGGTCTATCAAGCTCTATATTTCTATTTGAGGAAGCTGGTATCTTTAGTAATATTATTGAATCTTACAATATATCTGAACCTTGTTGGAAAGATGGTGAAGATATGATTGGTATGCCTATTATTTATGGTACTGGTGGTGATATGGGTGGTGGTACAGCAGCATTTTCTGAAATGTACTATGATCCAGAAAGATTTAACCTACTAGCATTTAATAATGATTGGGAATCAGATAAGGGTAATCAACAGTGTGGTTGGTTTTTACCTGCTACAAGACAGAGATTTGGTGTGTATACTGATAAAGACACTAAAGAAACTGCTAAGCTAGTAGATGATGAAGGTAACTCTAATGAGACTGCTGCAATGAAGTCTATTCTAGCATTTAGAGAGACTAAAAAAGGTAACCCATCAGCATTTAGAGATGCTGTTACACAGTATCCAATAACACCATCAGAAGCATTCTTAGTAACATCAGGAAATATGTTTCCTACTATGTTACTTAATGAAAGGTTAGCTGAGCTAAAAAGTAATCCTCAGAAATATGCAGAATCTAGCTGGATTGGTAATTTAGCTGTTAATGAAGAAGGTGAATTAAGGTTTAATACAGTAGATAATGTAGTACCTTTAAGGGATTATCCTTTGAAGAAAAGACCAGATGATGATATTACAGGTTGTATAGAGATATTTGAACAGCCTCAAAAAGATAATGATGGTAAAGTATTTCCTAGAAGATATATAGTATCTATTGACCCTTATGATGATGATTATTCTACCACAGATTCAGCAGGTTGTGCTTTTGTGTATGATAGGTTTAGTAGGAGAATAGTAGCTGAATACACAGGAAGACCTCAATTAGCTAAAGATTTCTATGAGAATTGTAGGAAGTTAATTGTGTACTATAATGCCATGGGATTCCCGGAAATTAATAAGTTAGGATTTGTTACATATATGGAGCACAAGAAGGCTTTACATATGTTATCAGAAACTCCATTACAACTTAGGGATAAGATTGAGTGGAAACCTAACTTGAATACATCTTATGGTTTTAAGGCAACTGAAAGGACAAATACTTGGGGTAGAGAACTAATTAGAGAGTGGTTGTTAGAACCAATTGAACCTAACTCTGAGATATTAAATGTAATGAGAATACGCTCTACAGGCTTAATTCAAGAGTTGATTAAATGGAATAAAGATGGTAACTTTGATAGAGTATCATCCTTGATTGCTGCATTGATTTTAGATGTAACTTTAAACAGGGAAATTATTAAAAGAGAAGAGGTTAAAACTAAATCCTTTTTAGAGTCTCCTTTTTTTAAAGAAAAGGGGTTTTTAAAGGATAGCTATGACACTTTTGATGAAGTAAATAGCTATAAAGATAATGCCTTGTATTTTAATAATATATTCCGTAGATAACTAACTTTGTAAAAATGAATAATTTAGTAATACAAGTACCAAGGCAAACACTATCAGATGATAAAAAGAATCTGGAGTGGGCTAAAAAATGTATTGATGCTGGTGAAAATGTTTTAATGTTTGATTCATCTGTAGTTAGACAAACCTTTTATAATAAGAAGGTTAACTATAGATTGAGAAATAACATGCTAACAGATAAGGACTTAGAGTCTATATGTGAACCATATGGAATTGAGTTTTCATCTTTTCCTAAGAATATACAGCATATAGGTCTAGGTAACTCAAAGATAAATACTTTGGTAGGTGAAGAAGCTAAGAGGTTAACAAGATATCCTTTTAAAGCATTTATTTCATCATCTGACCAAATGGGAATTTCTTCCAAAGAGGAAGATATTAAAGACATGTGGTACGAAAAATTGGTATCAATAGCACAACAAAAAGTAGAAGCTTCTTTTCAAGGGCAAGAGGTTGATCCTCAAGTAATGGAAGAAGAAATGCAGAAAGAGTTGGTTAAATTTGATAAATATTTAAAGTACAGTTACCAGGATTTAAAAGAAATAACTGCTAACAAAATACTTAAGTATGAGTATAAAAGATTAAAAGTTCCAGATGTTTTCCTAAGATGTTGGGAAGACTTCTTGATTTCAGGTGAGGAAGTTGTATGTATTGAAGAGCTTGGAAATGATATTGTATTTAGAAAAGTAAATCCTTTATATTTATTTACTATTCAATCACCTGAAACTTATAAACTTGAAGATGCAGACTGGATTGTAGAATATACAATGATGTCAGTAGGTCAAGTTGTGGATGCATTCCACTTAGAATTAACTAAAGATCAGATCTCAAATCTTGAGCAAAGTAAAGAGTATAACTCAATGAGAACTGGTGGTATCCAAATGGCTTATAACAGAGATATTACTGTTGAAGAAAGATTTGGATATACAGCAGGTGAACTGTTTGTACCCAACCAAATTGCTACACATTACTTTGGTGGTGCTTATGACCAAAGGGGTAATGTTAGGGTAATGAGGGTTTGTTGGAGATCTAGAAGAAAGATTGGTAAAGTAAGTTATTATGATGAGTATGGTAGTCCACAAGAAAAGGTTGTAGATGAATACTACAAGATTGATAAAGATGCAGGTGAGACTGTAGAGTGGTTATGGATTAATGAGTGGTGGGAAGGTACTAAAGTAGCTAATGATATTTATGTTAAAATTAGACCTATTCCATACCAATCAAGAAGTATGTCTAATCTATCAGAAAGTAAACCACCTTATGTAGGTATTTACTGTAATACTAATAATTCAAGGGTAATGTCATTTATGGATGTTATGAAACCTATGGATTATTTGTATGATATTTTCTTTCATAGATTAAACCTAGCTATTTCTAAATATAAAGGTCCAATGCTAGCAATTAATACTAGTATGATTCCTTCAGAATGGGATCCTTTGAAATGGTTACAGTATGCTGAAGCTACCAATGTAATGTTTATGGACCCTACTAATGAGGTACTTAAAGGACCACTACAAGGTAAATCAGCAGGTACATATAATCAGTTAGCTGCAACAGGTATTAACCTTGAGATGGGTAATTATATTAATCAGCATGTACAGTTGCTATCATTTGTAAAACAACAGCTTGATTTAATTTCAGGTGTTAATGAATACAGACAAGGTGACGTTAAAGGTGATGCCAATGTAGGTACATCTAATATGGGATGGTCAGCATCTAACTCTATGACTGAAAAGTATTTCTCTCTACATAACTCATTTAAAAGAGATTGTATGGAGAGGTTATTGGAAGTTGCTAAGTATGTATGGAAAAATAATCCACATAAAGTACAAGCTGTTCTTGATGATATGGGCTCAGAAGTAGTAAGCTATTATGATGAGTTTGCAGAATCACAGTATGATATCCATATTGATGATGGTCCTAATACTCAAGAACTTATGCAGGCTCTTAACCAACTTGCACACGCAGGTATGCAGACTGGTCAGATTAAGTTTAGAGATATTATTGAGATCTATAAGAAAGATAGTATATCTGCTCTTGCTAGATACTTGGAAGAAGCTCAAGATAAGATTACTCAAGAGCAGCAACAAATGCAGCAAATGCAGCAAGAATCTCAAGAAAGAATGATGGCTCAACAGCTTGAAATGAAAGCACAAGAGTTACAGCTTGAAATGGAAAAACTAAATAGAGAAGATGTTAATAGACAATTGGATAGAGAAAATAAAATTCAATTGGAAACTATTAGGGGTATGAGCTATTTACAAGATCAAGATCTTAATGAAAATATGGTTCCTGATATTTTAGAACAAAGTAAGGTTGCTTTACAACAACAAAAACAAACATATGAGCAAATTCAAAAAGAAAGGGAATCACAATTAAAAGGACAAATGGACCAACGCAAAAACCAAATTGAAAAAGAAAAACTTAAGTTAAAAGAAAAAGAATTAAGTGATAAAAAAGAAATTGAAAAGATGAAATCAGAGACTGCTTTGAAGATAGCTAAAGAAAACAAGAACAAATATGATAGTAAATGAGCTATATAGAAAAACAAGCTTATTTGGTAGATAAACAATTATTAATAATAATTTTGTAAGAATAACATGAAAACGAACAAATTTTACAGTCCAGATTTTGAAGCTCCTGAAGGAGGGACAGGTGAAGTAATCAATAATTCATCTGATAAAAACTTGGTAAAAGATGTAGCTGAATCTAATGAATTTGACTTTGACACAGAGTTGTCAGATCTAATTAATGATGCAGCAGATGATGATGAAACACCAGAAAGTAAAGCAAAAGATTTTGCACCACCTTCTGATAAGAAAGAAACTGTTGATGAAGAGGATGAGCCTCTTTATAAAGTACTAGCTGAACAGCTTAAAGCTGAAGGTTTATTTGATGATGAAGACTTCCAAGAAGATGATGATTTTAAATTTGATGGTACTCCAGATAGTTTTAAATCTTTAATGGAAAGACGTGACTTCAAAAGAGGTGTAAAAATCTTTGAAGATATTGTATCTGAAATGCCTAATAAAATGCGTAAACAGTTTGAATTGTTTATGGATGGTCTAGATGAAGATTCTTCAATAGATATTGGTAGTAGAGTAGTTGATTATTCATCAATTACTAAAGAGCAACTAGAGTCTAATCCTCAAAAAGCAGAACAGCTTTACAGAGAACTTCTTAAAACTAAAGGATTTTCTAATGAGAAGATTACTAAATATGTAGAAAGAGCTAGAGATTTAGATGAATTAGCTGATGAAGGTTTTGAAGCAGCACAAGCATTAAACCAAGAAGTTCAAAAACACATTGAATATAAAAAACAAGAAGAACAACATATTGCACTTCAAAGACAACGTGAAGCTCAACAAAGACTTCAAGCTTTGAAAGCAGCAATTTCACAAACTCCAGAGATCTTTAAAGGAGTTCCTATTACAGATAAAATGAAAGATCAACTGTATAAGTCAATGACAGAAACAGTTGCTTACGATGAAAACAAACAACCATTAAACAAAGTGGCTGCTATTTCCAGAAAGAATCCAGAAGCATTTAGACTGCAACTGCATTACTTGACAGAACTAGGTTTATTCAACATGGATGAGAGGGGTAATATTAAACCTGATTTAACCAAACTAATGCGTCTAGCAGAAACAAAAGTTGTTAGAAGTATTGATGATAGACTTAAAAAAGCAGCATTCAAATCAGGCTCTAACTTAAGTAATAATCTTAATGACAAAGAGGTTGATGTATTAACATCACTAGAAAATTTCCTAAATAATAAATAAAAATGCAATTATTCCAACTACAGAAATACGCAGCTAAAGATTACAATGGTCTTGTAACTGCCAACAATTTGGGTGCACTCTATATGAAACGCCCACAGCTTGTAACTAACACCATTCATCAAATCTTTAGAACCAATCTGAAGAATGCGATGTTTGATTTCCTCAACCAGTTCCCAACTATTGAAGTAGAAGAAAACAACTTCTATGAGTGGATGCTCCAAGGTCAACATGACAAAAACATTCCTCTTCTTGAGGCGTATGATGCAACAGGAACCTCAGCTGCTAGTGCAGGTGAACTTGGTGCAGGTGTTGCTGCCTTTTATATGGTATTTGGCGAAGAATACTTTGAGCCAGATAACATCCTTAAAGGTAACAAAGCAGAATACCTTTTGAGAGTTCTTTCTGTTAAACCAAAAGGAACTAACTTTGAGTATGAAGTAGAACTTCTTACATCAGATCCAATGCTTTCAGTACCTGCAGAAGAACTTGAAGCTGGTCAGCGTTGGGCTAAGTTTTTCAACGTAGCTCCATCAACATTATCTAACAGAGGTCAGAAGCCAAACTTTACTTCACCTTTCAGAATGAGAAACCGCATTACTATGCAGCGTTTTGAATATGAAGTTCCTGGTAACATGATTAATGAAGGTAAAAACTATCCTTTGGAGTTTTCATTCCCAGGTGTAGATGGTAAGCAAGAACGTGTTTGGATTAACTATCTAGATATGATTGCAATGTACCAAGCAGAAGTTGCTAACGTAGTTATGCACTTTTATGGTCTACATAACTTTACAGATCGTGACTTGTTCTTGAACAAAGATGCATCAGGTAAATATCCTGTAGAATCAGGTGCTGGTCTTTTTGAGCAAATTGCACCATCTAACATTCACTACTACTCAACACTAGACCTTGACTTCTTAACTGAAGTATTCTTGGATCTTTCTATTGGTAGAATTGAAATGGGTAATCGTGTTGTTACTTTGTGTACTGGTGAATATGGTATCCGTGATTTCCACAGAGCTGTACTTGCTAAAGGTGGTACTGAACTAATGATTGCTAACACTGCAGGTCAAGGTCCAGGACGTTCTAATGATACAACTATCTACAAAGAAAATGGTGGAAAACTTAACGGTATTCCTAAGCCACTTTCAGCTGGTTTCCAATTTACTAAATACTACTCAATCAACGGTATTACATTTGAATTGATGTACTGTCCAATGTTTGATGATAAAGTTCTTTTCCCAGAAACTCACCCAGAAGGTGGTACTACAGAATCACGTAGAATGCTAGCACTTGACTTTGGTGGAGAATCAGGAATTAAGAGAGTATCAGTAAAAGGTCAACCTTCAGTATTCCGTTATATCCCAGGTATGCGTGATCCATTTACTCCTGCAGGAAAAGGCTCTCCTTCAGTAGCAGTTTCACGTTCTGATGGATATGAAATTCACAGAATGATGTGGGGTGGTATGATGATTACTGACCCAACTAAAGTTGTAGATTTCCGTTATAACTTAGTATAATAAATAAATATAGAGAGGGAGTGAAATATCTCCCTCTTTATTTTAACTTTGTAAAATAAATAAATAAGAAATTATGGCTAAAAAGGAATTAGAATTAGAACAGGATAAATTCACACACTTTCTAATTGAAAAAGTAGTAAAAGTAGTACCAGTGGTTAGACCTAATAGTTGGTCACACAAGTACCAAATTACTGAAGATGGTAAGGATAAAACCAATGGTGCTTATCAATTTAACACAGCAATTACATATCTATCAGTACCTATTAATAAAAAGACAGGTATCATGTACAGACCATTAGACAATATTGCTAAAGTAAAGACTCCTGAGTTTCCAAATGAGGAAATTACAGAACAAGAATTCTTTGAAAGATTACTTGGTCTTAGTAAAGGTGATCTTGATGTTGGTAAATTTAGAACTGATGAAAAAGGTAATCGCCATCCAGATACTTTCTGGCAAAAACTTGGTACTGTA